ATGCACCGGAACCCGCTCTGGAGACCGAAGGTCGTGAAGAGCCCAGTTGATCTACTTGATATCAACTGGGGGAGTGACACCGCTAGGTGGCACGACAATAAACAGCATAATATTTATTATGCGCATAAGGAGACGAAGATATGAGACGACGTAGAAAAGTTAGCCGAAGAAAATCAAAGAAATTATTCTCTAAAGCCACTCGAGTTCACAAGAGAAATCGAATTAGCGGCCTGGCTCGCGGCGGAGTTCGACTCTAGATGGCTTGTTTTAATCCCATAAAGGGATACTACCAATTAGGTGGCGGACTAACGTTCAAAAAATCTTCCTCTAATGGAAGTATCTTAACCGTACCTTGCGGACAATGCCTTGGCTGCCGAATGGCACGGTCAAAAGAATGGGCAATTAGAATCATGCATGAAGCACAAATGCACCAGGACAACTGCTTCCTCACTCTTACTTATGAGGATGCACCCCATTCAGTCAACCTTAAGCACTTTCAAAATTTCATGAAACGTCTAAGGAAAAAATATGAACCTAAAAAAATACGTCTATTCCATTGTGGGGAATATGGACAAGTATATTCAGACCCGGGTAACCCGAACTCGGAGCCGGTTCCCCACCCTCTCTTACCAGAGAAAAACGCAATCGGACGCGCACACTATCACGCGATCCTATTCAATCACGACTTCATGGATAAAACCGTCTACAAATTCAACCATCTTAAACAGCCGCTCTATACCTCCCCGACCCTTACAGAACTCTGGGGCCATGGCTTCGCCTCAGTCGGAACTGTTACGGAACAATCCGCGGCTTATACGGCGCGTTACATCTTTAAGAAGGTTACAGGCGATATTAGCGATACGTACTATTCTAAAGTCGACGAAAAAGGAGAAATACACTCGATAAAACCCGAATACGTAACAATGTCACGTAAACCTGGCATAGGTCATACATGGTTGGAAAAATACGGAGAGGACATATTCAGTTATGACGAATGCGTCATAAACGGAAAAAAGCCCCGATACCAAGATATTACCTCCGATACCTCGAAGAAAAAGACCCTGAACGCTATGTACAGATTCACAACAAGCGTCTCAAACATTTACAACAAAGCACAAAAGACAATTCACCTGAACGCCTGGCAGCCAAACAACGCTGCTTAACAGCAAAAACTAAACATTTAAAAAGGAATCTAGAATGATACATAACATATTCTCAGTCTATGACAACAAGGCAGAAGCCTTCTTACCTCCATTTGTATTACCAAAACGCGAAATGGCTATACGCACATTCGCAGACTCAATTAATAATCCAGAAACTCAGCTGCATAAACATCCAGCAGATTACACTCTATTTACACTCGGCACATTTGATGACGAAATAGGAAAAATAGTCCCAGAAAAAACTTCTCTTCATAATGGCGTAGAACTATGGGATTACACTCTTAAAGAAGATTTCGGCGTTAAACAAGAATTAAAAAAAGCAGCTGAATCATGAGTAAGCCATACTACTCAGAAAAAAATCAAAAATGGTATTACACGTTAGTAAACCAATATATCCCACTTAGGATAACGACCGAGTTAAAAAAAACCTCATATAATCCAATTATGCATAAATGGACACTCACATGAAATCAGGACACATTCCCTCAGTAATGACGCATCGCTTCAGCGAAGTACCAAAAGTTAACATACCTCGCTCTAGCTTCGATAGAAGCCATGGCATAAAAACAACCTTTGATTCTGGCTACCTCATACCAATCATGGTTGATGAAGCATTACCAGGCGATACTTTCAAAGTAAAACTCACCGCTTTTGCTAGAATGGCAACACCGATTTATCCGATTATGGATAACGTTTATCTCGACGTATTTCATTTCGCTGTGCCGATGCGGCTCGTATGGAGCAACTTTCAAAAATTTATGGGCGAACAAATAGACCCGGGCGATTCAATCGATTATACAATTCCGACATATAATAATCCTGGTTCCGTAGTAAGCGCAGGCAGTACGTTTGATTATTTCGGAATACCTACTGATGTTGCTGGAATTTTTAATAAAATAAGCGCTTTACCAGCAAGGGCCAACAATTTGATTTGGAACCAATGGTTCCGGGACGAGAACTTGCAAGATTCATTAACAGTTGATATGGATGATGGTCCCGATTCAAATGCACCTTATACAGCTTTAAATAGACGTGGCAAACGTCATGATTACTTTACATCCGCACTACCATGGGCTCAAAAAGGCGACTCAGTCGACTTACCACTCGGCACCACCGCACCTGTTATATCAACCGGTGATGGCCGTCCAGTATTCGATATTGGCGGCACGGATCACCAGCTCACCGGCGCTGCAGCAACAACAACAGCTTACTGGGATCCAGTTAATGTAGCCGGAGGTTATGCAGAATGGGACGATACTAAACTCGTTGCAGACTTAACAACTGCCACCGCAGCAACTATAAACCAACTTCGAGAAGCTTTCTCGGTACAAGCACTTCTCGAACGTGACGCCAGAGGCGGCACACGCTACCCCGAAATCGTATTGGCACATTTCGGCGTAACAACTCCTACTGCCGGATGGCGATCCGAATATTTAGGTGGTAGTTCACAGATGGTGAATATATCACCTATCGCACAAACCAGCTCAACAGATGCAACCTCCCCCCAGGCAAACTTAGCCGCTATGGGGACCGTCTCAATTAATAATGATGGCTACACCAAATCATTTTCTGAGCACACAATTTTACTATCTTACGCCAATATTCGCGCCGACCTCACCTATCAACAAGGGCTTAATCGCATGTGGTCTCGTTCAACACGATATGATTTCTATTGGCCTGCGCTCGCTAATTTAGGCGAACAGGGCATTTTGAATCAAGAAATTTATTATAACAACGATGCAAACGATGAGCTCGTTTTCGGCTATCAGGAACGTTGGGCCGAATATCGTTATAAACCCTCAATCATTACAGGTTTATTTCGTTCAAATGCATCTGGAACTCTAGATTCATGGCATCTCTCTCAAGACTTCGCCTCATTACCTAGTTTAAACGCTGCCTTTATCGAAGATGATCCTCCCATCGACAGGGTTGTAGCAGTACCCTCAGAACCACAATGGTTATTCGATGGTTACTTCAGTATGAAATGCATAAGACCTATGCCGCTCTACGGTGTACCCGGACAAGGCGGACATTTCTAAATGGAACCAGCTACGGCAGCAGCAATAGGTGGTGGTATATTAGGTTTTTTTGGCCAAAGGTCAGCCAATAAAACCAATATAAAACTCGCGCGCGAGCAAATGGCATTCCAAGAACGAATGTCAAATACGGCTTATCAGCGAGCTATGGCCGATATGCGATCAGCTGGTCTTAATCCTATATTAGCAGCTCGTCAACCAGCATCATCACCAGGCGGTCAAACTGCTCGAGTAGATTCCGCCCTGGGCGCTGGAATTAATGCAGTTAATGCTACTAATTCAGCAGTGGCCCAAGTAAAAAATCTTAGAGCGAATACTGCTTTAACGTCAGCAAAAGAACTTGAGCAATCAAGTAAAAATGAGGCCCTTTGGGGCGAAAAGGTTAAACCGGAACAACGTAAAATTAACGCACAATTAGCACAATTCGGTTTCGGTCCTGCATTAATGGCATTAGCCACCGATTATATTAATGAAAATAAAAAGAAACCGTTCATGCATTTAATTTTCGATGAAATTCACCAAGTCGGTGAAACAATGGACGATTATCAGGAACAGTTAAATAATCTTTGGGAAGGTATGCAATCGTTAAAACACGGTGTACAAAACAGCTATGACGATATGACAAGCTGGTTTAAACGTAATAAATCATTAAAAGAGAGAGGATTATTAAAATGAAAACTACAATCAGAAAGCCTTACACAAGACATCAATCGCAGAGCGTTAATCTCTTGCCTAGTAGAACGAAGCAATCAGATGCCGACGCCTGCGAAATAAACAATATAATGGCTAAATACCTCCGAACCGGAGCAATTACTCATTTTAATAAACATAATCCTCAATATGGTGACGCAACCGGGCCTGACTTTCAGACCGCTATGAATATCGTCACCTCAGCACAAACAATGTTCGACGAATTACCGTCCAACATCAGAAATCGTTTTCAAAACGATCCTGCAGCCTTCCTTGACTTCGTACAAGACAAAGATAATACTGCAGAAATGGCCGAATTAGGCCTTACAAACTCACCGGTTCAGGCGACGAATCTTGATTCGGAGAATGCACCGGAACCCGCTCTGGAGACCGAAGGTCGTGAAGAGCCCAGTTGATCTACTTGATATCAACTGGGGGAGTGACACCGTCAGGGGTCACGACAATAAACAAGCATAATATTTATTATGCGTATAAGGAGACGAAGAAATGAGACGACGAAGAAAAGTTAGTCGAAGAAAATCAAAGAAATTATTCTCTAAAGCCACTCGAGTACATAGAAGAAACCGTATTAGCGGCCTTGCCCGCGGCGGAGTTCGACTCTAGATGGCCTGCTTTAATCCCATAAAGGGATACTACCAACTTGGTGGCGGACTAACGTTCAAA